GCACCTTTAATTTCACCTGCAATATATAAAGAAGACACTACTAGAGCTAATGATAATGTTTTAGGTTGGGCTGGTTGGTGTGCAGTAGATATAGATGATGGTGATTGGCATGGTGATACACTTACAGAACAAATAATTGAAAAGTATAATAAATGGAACCATGTGTGTTATAGTACAGCATCATCTACATATGAAAAACCAAAATTTAGAATGGTTTTCCCATTAACAATACATATACCTAAAGAAAAAATTAAACATTTTTGGTATGCTCTTAATAAAGAGTTAGGCGATGTTGGTGACCCTCAAACGAAAGATTTAAGTCGTATGTATTATATTCCTGGAAAATATAAAGATGCATATAATTTTATATTTAATAATTTCTGTGGTGAAGATATGAATCCATATGAGATTATGTCAAAGCATGATTATGTTGAACGTAGTGGTTCATTATTAGATAACCTACCTCCAGAAATGAGAGCACAATTACTTGCTCATCGTAAAAATACAATGACAAATACAAATATAACATGGGCAAATTATAAAGATTGTCCATTTGTTAATAATAAATTAGTTAAAGAATATAACCAAATAACTGAAACTGGTTGGTATACAAAAATGTATGCCATTATGGTTTCAATTGCAGGTAATGCAATACGTAAAAAATATCCTATCACATCAAGTGAAGTTGCAGAATTGTGTAGACAAATTGATATGGATAATGGTTCATGGTATGATAATAGACCTTTAGTAAAAGAAGCGGATAGAGCAATTGAATACATATACTCAAATAATTAATACAATAAATAACTTTAAAATTGAAGTTACATCTGAATTATTAAAAGAATTTAAAGAAGGTTATAATTCTGATACATATTCAAGTTATAAAAATTATGAAGCTGAATGGTTAGAATTTGGTTTAAGAAAAGCTGAGCTTGGTTATCAAAAAAATTGGAAACATGATATTATTTTTCCTTTTGCTCCAGAAATATTAATTGATTTAAAATTACAACCCTCATGGTCTAAAAATATTTCAATTAAAGAAAGTACAAGAAACTATGGAGAGCATATGAATACTTTCGGTAGTTTTAAAACAAATAAAGAACATGGTATTGTCGCCGGTGATATACTTACTTTTGAATTAACTGCTCTTATTCCAAAAGAAATAGCATTTAATGATATGAAAAATCAAAGTTCAAAAGGATATCCTGGAAATTATAGTCTTTTTTGTGTGAATGACTATTTACAAAAGTATAAAAATATGATATAATATAACCTATAGTATGAGGAGTAATAAATGAAAGAATCATTAAAAGTTTTGCAGGCTGCTGCAGAAGTTCAACAAAAGAAATCAAACGATTATCAAAATCCTAATTCTAGGATTCGTCAAGCTGATTATTATCCACATGGATGTTCAACCATATTAGATACAATACATGCAAAAGTATTACGTATGCATTCAGTAATTGAAGCTATGGAAAATGACCCTAATTATAAACCAAACTATGAATCACTTGAAGATTCATGTATTGATATTATAAATTATTGTTCATTTTTTGTAAGTTATTCACGTGGTAAAATGGAAGGTCAACCAGCTGATCGTGATTTTTTAAATAGGATTAGACAAGATGTTAATACGACCGTATAGAGTATGTGATGTAAGAGATTATTTTATTGGTATGAAAGGTACCAATATGAATCATACAATCGATAAGACAGGTGTTAAATGCATTGAATTAATTGGTGCATCATTTCTAGCAGATGAGCCTGCAATATTCGGTACACCTAATGTAGATTATATTAAAAAAGAAATTGCATGGTATAAATCCATGTCTTTAAACGTTAATGACATAATGGGATTTGGTAAAGCACCACCAGCTGCTTGGAAATATGCAGCATCTGACAATGGTTGGATTCATTCTAATTATGGTTATTTAATTTGGCATCCTGATAATGGTTATCAATATGAGAATGTTAAGCATGAATTAATGGATAATCCTAATTCGCGTAGAGCTATGATGATTTATAATAGACCAGAAATATGGAATGAATATAATATTGATGGTGCTTCAGATTTTATATGTACTAATTCAGTAGCTTATTATATTCGTAATGGTGAATTACATTGTTCAGTCTCAATGCGCAGTAATGACGTTGTGTATGGATATAAGAATGATTATGCATGGCAACAATATGTATTACATGAATTAGCAAATGATTTGGATGTAGATGTAGGTGATATGATTTGGCAGGTTCAAAACCTTCATGTTTATGAAAAACATTTTGACTTAGTTAAACCAAAGGTACACATATGAAGATAGGAGTAATATTAGGTAGAGGCGTTGAAGGCGTTGGTGTTACAAAGAATGTTGTTGAATTCCAAAAGCTTTTCCCTGGAGTAGAAATATTTGCAACAATGGATAAGTTATGGCCTCGTAGAGAGTCTATGGATTTTCCAGTTACATATTTTAGAGGAGCTGATTGGGCTTTTGTTAGTAAACCAGCTAAAAAGTTTCCTAATTTAATTGCTTGTAAAGATGTAGTAGATAGGATTAATGAGCTTGATGCATGTATTATTTGGAGTATACCTTCAAAATCACATTCTGAAGAGTGTATAGATAACTTTATAAGAATGGCGGCGAACATTAAAGTACGTAAAGGTCTTGTTCAAGTTGACCATAAAATGGCTTCTATTACTCGTAATGCGAGACTTGCAGATGTTTGTAATAATGTAGATGTTTTAATGTGTCATTCAGTTGAAAATGATTTTGCAAGGTGGACACAAAAAAATAATATAAAGACACCATTGACTAACATGGGTGTTGGATTTAATTTTAATAAAGATTATTGGAAACCAATTGAAGAACAAGATGCACGTTATGTTCGTTGGGTTGGTCGTACCGCAATGTGGAAAGGTCCCGATGTAATGATTGATTTACATAATGACCATTTCCGTAAGGCAGGATTTATTACAGTACTTGAAGGTTTAGAAGCTTCAATACAATATCCTTTGGTATTATATAAGAATTCAAAAGAAAAGAAAGACCGTAGGGATGTTATTAATTTCTTTAGACCTGAAAAGGGTTTAGATATAAATGAAACTAGACATCCTATATATGGTTCAGAAGAAGAAGACATGGGTGCTTATCTTTATTCATCATATACACATTCAGATATGATGGAACGTATGAGTCTCAATGGATTTGGTTCAGACCTTATGTATTTTAAATCAAATCTTTATGGTAATAATCTTGAATATTGTCATACAGATTCTTTTGCTGCAGGCGTTATACCAATATTCCATAAACATTTATGTGATAATGTAATACATCGTAAGCTTGATTGTCCAATTAGTCAATGTGCAAACTCTGGAACAATTGCGATTGACCATACTAACGCAGAACAAATAACAAAGTTAATGGTCAATTTAAGAAATGATAATATGATGCGTGATGAAATGCGTCATCAAATGTATGAATTTTGGAAAGACCATTGTAGTGCAGATGTTGTATATGGTGACATTATAGATAAGACATTAAATTTTAATAAAACAGAGGATGTTGGTTTGGAGGCATTTTTTGCATAAGGAGAAAGAATGAGAGTAGTAATAACGGGTTCACGTGGTTTTATTGGGAGCCACTTACAAAATAAATTAGAATCGCATGGCCATGAAATTATTGAATGGGACCATCATATTGAAAAACCTATAGAAAATTTTAAATTAGGTGATGCTGATTATGTAGTACATATGGCAGCTTGGGCAGATGTTAGAGCAAGTATAAAAGACCCTGATATATATTGGGCTAATAATGTTACTAATACAACTCGTATACAATTAGAATGTCATAAAGCTGAAGTTCCATTAATATATGCGTCTTCTTCTTGTATTCATGAATGGCATAAATCGCCTTATGGAATAAGTAAAAAAGTAAATGAAGAGACAGCATTTCCTGGACAAGTTGCATTAAGATTTACAACAGTTTATGGTGGAAGAGGTGCTCAACGTGGTATGTTTATGGATAAAATTAAAGATGGTAAAATTAAACATGTAACACCTCATGTTCGTGATTTTGTTCATATTGATGATGTGATTAATGCAATTACACTTATAATGAATTTAGATATATATTCACTTAAGCCAGCATATGATATTGGTACTGGTCATGGTAATCAAGTAAAAGACCTTGCGTCTTTAGCTGGATATGACCTTCCATTACAAGATGGCGATGCATGTGAAGCACAAGATAATACTGCAGATATTACTGCAATGCAAGAATTAGGTTGGCATCCAACTATTAATATTAAAGATTATATAAAAGAATCATTATGATTGGATATAATTCAACTGAGAATGATTTCGCAAGAAAAGGTAATTGGCCTTGGCCATCAGGAATGAAATGGGCAAGCATTGTACCTCTTATTGGCGGTGAAACAATCGCAATGGAAAAGGTCTTTGGGAAAAGACCAGCCTATATAATGTCATATAGAGAATTTGCAAATAATGATAAACATATAGTAGAACATTATAGAAAACAATGTAGTGACCCTGAAGATGGTGCCAATTATGTTCCTTATTATATATTAGGTGAACCACATATCTATCATGGTCGACAACAAGGTGAAGGTCCCGAAGGAGAAATGAATGGACGATATGTTGATGTAATGAATACTATATGTCCATGTGCTGGTCTTTCTTCATTAAGTACTACTCCATCGGGCGAAGCAGAAATAAATGATTACATGGTTAAGACAGCTAAGAAAGTATTAGAAGAAATAGGACCAAAAGTATTATGGGGAGAAAACGCTCCAAGGTTAGCTACTAAATTGGGTGAGCCAGTCGTAAAAAAATTAAGAGCTTTAGCAAAAAAGAATGGTTATACTCTTTCTTTATATAAAACAAAAAGCATATTACATGGTTTACCTCAAGTGAGAGATAGGTCATTTTATTTTTTCTGGAAAGGTGATTCTGTACCTATGTTTGATTGGTATAATAGACCTAATGAAAGGATAGAAGATACAATTCGTAATGTCAAGAGGGACCCAGCAGACCCAATGTCTGCACTGGTGAATACCAAAACTCCAAGTAAGGATGACTTATATTATAGGTATGTGTTAGAAGTAATACATAATGGTATGAGTCATAATGATTTTCAAAAGACATTGGAAAAAAGTGTTAATGTTCAAGAATATATTGAAAGACATAGTAATTATAATGACTATGCAGATTGGGTAGAAGCTCTTGGTGAAACTAAACTAGCAGAAAAAGCTAGAGCTATATATAAAAAATTATCAGTTAAAGGTACTAATATAATGAGAAGAACAACTGAAATACCAGCTGATTATATTGGTGCATTTGTAGGTCATATGCCAATGAATTTAACTCACCCTGATGAGGATAGATACTTAACATATAGAGAATGTATGGAAATCATGAAAATGCCTGATGATTTTAATATAATAGACCCTAAGAAGAATCTTAATCACTTATGTCAAAATGTTCCTGTGACAACAGCAATGGATATGGCATATAATGTTCAAAGGTTTTTATATGGTAGGTCAGAAATGATATATGATGACTTTGTTATTCAATGTAATAAATCTCATACATTGCAAACGACACCTAATACCTTAGATAAATTCCTATAAACTGTTTACTTTTACGGCATTTTATGATATAATATAATATATTAAATAGGAGATATACATGGGAATAATGGATAAATTACAGAAAAATTCTAGGATAAAGGAGACTTCGCAACTAGATAAATCCAAGCTTTTTTCTAATCAGGAGATGGTAACCACTAAGGTTCCAATGATTAACGTTGCATTATCAGGTGACCCAGACGGAGGTCTGACATCAGGTTTAACGGTATTGGCAGGACCATCGAAGCATTTTAAGACTTCGTTTGGATTGTTAATGGCCGCAGCATATTTAGAAAAATATGATGATGCTGTATTATTATTTTATGATTCAGAGTTTGGTAGCCCGCAACAATATTTTAAGTCGTTCGGTATTGATACTTCCCGAGTACTCCATAGTCCCATTACTAATGTTGAGGAATTGAAGTTTGATTTAATTAATCAATTAGAAAATATCGAACGCAAAGATAAAGTTATTATTATGATTGATTCTATTGGTAACTTAGCTTCTAAAAAAGAATTAGAAGATGCACAAAATGAAAAATCAGTAGCAGATATGTCAAGAGCAAAAGCTCTTAAAGGTTTGTTTAGAATGACCACACCATATTTGACAATGAGGGATATACCTCTCTTAGCTGTTAACCATACATATCAGGAGATTGGATTATTTCCAAAAGCTGTTGTATCTGGTGGTACAGGAATTTATTACTCAAGTGATAACATTTGGATTGTTGGTAGACAGCAAGAGAAAAAAGGTACAGAAATTCTTGGATATAACTTTGTAATTAATGTTGAAAAATCTAGATTTGTTAGAGAAAAATCTAAGATTCCTATTAGTGTTACATGGGAAGGTGGTATTGAAACATATTCCGGATTATTAGACGTGGCAATGGAAGGTGGATATGTAGTTAAACCTTCAGTAGGTTGGTATTCTAAAGTTGATAAAAAGACTGGTGAAATAGAAGATAAAAAATATAGAGCATCTGAAACACTTAAGGAATCATTTTGGAAACCTGTCTTTGCAAATACAGATTTTAAAGATTTTCTTAAACGTAGATATGAAGTTGGCCATGCAGATATGATTAGAGTATCACACCTTGAAGAGGGGTGGGATGAAGATTGAGACATTAATTCTTCGTAACTTAATGTTGAATGAGAATTATACCAGAACGGTTATTCCTCATTTAAAAACTATATATTTTGAAGAACCATATAGGTCTGTCTTTAATGAAATAGTTGGCTTTGTAAATAAATATGCCAAATTGCCAAGTGCAGATGCACTATCAATTGAATTAAGAAATAATCCTCAAATTGGTTCTGATTCTTTAGCTCTTATTCCTGAAATAAGTGTTCAAGAAGGTGAACAAACTGTTGAATGGTTAATAGAAAATACAGAAAAGTGGTGTCAAGATAGAGCAATTTATTTGGCAATAATGGATTCTATTAATATTATTGAAGGTAAACATGAGACATTAGATAAAAATGCATTACCTGAAGTATTATCTGAAGCTCTCCAAGTTACATTTGATTTAAGAGTTGGCCATGATTATGTTGATGATTCTGATATGCGTTATGATTTTTATCATAGGGCTGAAGAACATTTACCATTTGATTTAGAAATGTTTAATAAGATTACTAAAGGTGGTCTTGTTAATAAATCTCTTAATGTAGCTCTTGCAGGTACAGGTGTTGGTAAATCATTATTTATGTGTCATGTAGCAGCAGGTGCTTTGACCCAAATGAAGAATGTATTATATATCACTATGGAAATGGCTGAAGAAAGAATTGCTGAACGTATTGATGCTAACCTTATGAATGTACCTCTTGACCAATTAGAAAATTTGTCAAAAGATATGTTTGATAAAAAAATGCATAAGCTTACTGATAAAGGTGTAGGTAAATTAATTGTTAAAGAATATCCTACAGGTGCAGCAAGTTCTATTCACTTTAGAGCATTATTAAAAGAATTAAAAATTAAAAGAGATTTTAAACCCGATTTAATTTGCATAGATTATTTAAATATTTGTGCTTCATCAAGAATGAAAGCAATGGGTGGTGCTATTAATTCATATACTTATGTGAAAGCAATAGCAGAAGAATTGCGTGGCATGGCGGTAGAATATAATTTACCTATCGTTACTGCCACACAAACTACACGTTCAGGCTTTGGTAGT